GAGATGATGAACACGAAAATATTGTGAGAAGCAAAGACACTGATTACGAAGAAATGTAGTATTGGTGCTAACATCCTTGTAATTGAGCCTTGAGGCGCCTGCGACCATAGGGAGTTGCAATTACAATACTGTTATTAATAAAAAAGGGGAATCAATTAAGACTCCCCTTCACTTGTTAAACCAAGTTATCCCGCCATAAGCCAAGTTATGATCTTTAATAAATTAAGCTCCTAAGCTAATTGAACCGTCATTCGTTTGAATAGTACCTACAAATTCTCTTAGTAACTGTGCTTGCTTTCCTGCAAAAGTAACAGTATAACCGTTCTGTCCCTGTAATTCAGCCTCTAACACTTCGTTAGCAATAGCGTCTACATGAGCATCCTTTTCCATAATCTCATCCCATCCTAAAACAAAAGCTTTGTTTTCATTAGTTTCTTTGTTATANGTAACAAATACTACTACTAAACCACATGATTGAACATAAGAGTTAATACCAGCAGCTTTAACTTTTTCCATTCTTGGAGAAAATATCTCTAAAGATGTTTCATAAGAGATAGAACCGTTTTCTCTTGAACCTTCAGAACGATATAATTTAGTCTCTAATTCACCTTCTACCTCGTACCATACAGCATTTGTATCAGCTAAAACTACAGCTGTATAAGAATGATCATCAGTAGAAGCGGTAAAGCTAGTAATATCATCTTTGTTAATAACATAAACATCTTTGATACCACCACGTCTGTTTTCATCATTACAAGAAATTAAAATATCTGTTGAAATTTCTGACATTTTTATAATTTTTATTAGTTAAAAAAATGCCCCCCATTAAGAGGGGCTTTATTATTTATTAGAAGTAGAAAGAGATTAGCTCTCCAAATACAAACTGAGTACCCATTTTGTACTTAGCAATAATCTTTAACAACTCATCGTCATCATCATTACTTCTAAACTTCAATTGAGAAGCTGCATCGTTAACATCAGTACCTAATACTAAGTTATCGTTTACAGTGTAAACCATCATGTTGGCACCAATATCAATACCGTTACCACCTGAGTTAGGGTTAGCAGAATCAGCTAATTGAGTGTCCCATCCTGTAACTTCTACAACTGGAATACCTCTAAAAGTTAAAGTAGACTCACCTTGACCATCGATTAACCTAGATAATCCTAAGTTGTTACCTGTTCCTAACTGCTCATAAGTAGTAGTTAAGTTATCAATGATAGTACAAGTTACTCTGAAAGACTTTGCACTGTTAGGCATTCGTCTTAAAACTTTAGTTTGGTTTTCGTATGCAGACTTTAATAATTCGTAAGCACCATCAGCAACTAAATCACCGTTAGTGTCTTCAACGTTAGCAATAGCTGTCATTTCAACATACTGACCTAAACTAGCAGAATCAGTAACGAAATGCTGGATAAAACCGTCGAACTGGTCAAAATCAGCATCAGCAGCAGTAGAAGCAGCAAACCAAGCCATACGACCATTATCGTCAGCAATAGCTTCAGCAACTCTTTTTCTAGCAACCTCACCAACTACAGTAGGTAATAATTCATCAATTGCAGTACCAGCACCATAAAACTCTTCAAAGATAGTTCCATAAAAAGCATCACCACACTCTTCTAAATTTACTTTAAGTCTTTCAACTTCTAAAGTTCTATCAGAAACATCAGTAACACCACCAGTAGCAGCAAAACCACAAGTAGAATATTTACGAACTACTTTAGTTAAAGATGAGTTAAGATACATGTTAGCCTTAACTTTAATGTTAGGAATTACTCTAATTCCTGCTAAATCATCACTTCCTTCTTGTGGAGCGAATAAGATTTGTGTGAAATCCTTACCTGAGTAAGTATTGTCAATAGATTGTGTAATAAAATTTGCCATTTTTTTTAATTTAATTAAGCGTTGTATGAAGATTTTAAAATGTTTAAGATAGTAGCACCTAATTCATCAACCTCTTCAGCTTTAGCTTCTGGCTTAGTTACATCTTCTTTAGCCTCTAACGGCTTTCTTGATGCTTTTGCTTTATCCAATTCTTTTTTAGCAGCTTCTAATTCTTTAGCTTTAGCGTTAATTTCTGCTTCATGTGCAGCTTTAAGCTCTTTAGCTTCAGCATCTTTTGCTTTCTAACTTAGCTTCAATTTCAGTCGTTTAACTTTGCTGAAATCTCAGCTGTTAATGCTTCCATGTCAACTTCTTTTTTAGACTTCTTCTTTCTTTGGTGTCTTCTTCAGTACCTCCGATTAAAGCCTTTAACTTGTCCATTAAGGACTTTTCTGAGTTTTCAGACATATTCACGTTATTTAATTGATTTACATAATTTTTAGGAGTATTCTTATACCCCATTTTCGCTAAGTCTTTTGCAGAAGCAAAGGCAGCAATCTTTTTACCTTCTTTAACTTCACTAACAAACCCTAGCTCTTTAGCTTCCTCTGAAAAAATCCATGTTTCTTCAGACATCATTTGTTGAACTTTTTCTAAACCTAAACCAGTTGCATTTGAATAAATCTTAGCAATCTTTAAGTTTAAAGCATCCATTAATTTAGCATCCTTTTCCAACTCTTTTTGGTAGTCTCTAATTTCTTCACTATTCATACCAGCCATAGAAATAACAGGCATCCATGCGTTGTGAATCATTATAACAGAGTTTTCAGTCATTGTAGGCAGTGTATCACCAGCTAATGCTAATACAGATGCAGCCGAAGCAGCAACCCCAACAATTTTAACAGATACATTTAAATTAGATGTTTTCAAAAAGTCGTAAATAGCAAATGCTTCAAATACAGAACCACCACCGCTATTTATTGTAAGCTCTATATTTTTAGAGCCATTGCTTTGTACTTCTTCAATGAAGTCTTTAGCGTTGACACCAAAAGAGCCTATTTCCTCATCTATAGAAATAGATAGGTTATTAATAGAATTTTGAATGTTATACCAATTCATAATACAATTGTACTACAAACCTATTTAACATAATGTTATTATAGTTACCAATAAAAAAGGGAATCCGTTAAGACTCCCTTTACACCAATTTTAATCATTCTTACCGTATGTAAGTAACTTGCATTTCAAATATAACTAATTATTTCTTTTTAGAATGCTTTTTAACTATTTTTCTTATTGATTCAACAGATATATCATACTTGATAGATAGGTTGTAATAAATACTCATAGTACCATTAAGAGGGTTTTTATACATTGTAACAAAGTCATTGTAAATAGCCACGTCCCTAATAACAGATTCTTTAATAACACCAGCATCTATTAACAAAGTAACAGCATGTCTAGCATCTATAGCTCCATCTACAATAGAATAAAGAGTTTTTGTTAATACATCCCCCAATTCTTGAGCCTCTGCATCCAAAAGGTTACTACTCTTTTTCGGCATTTTCCACATGATATACTAAAATTTGGTTCTACGTTTTGTTTAAATAGTTCTACTAGATAGCTTAAGCTTTTACCGTTTGGAATCATTTTACCAAATGTATTACTAACAGCCTCTTTTATATTATCCCTAGTTTCTTGATCTAGGTTTCTTAAATTCTCGTTTACGTCCATTTATTTTTAGGGCATTTTTCATCAGACCATAAAGTTTTATCACTTAAAGAGCATTTACATATTTTACATTGTGCGACTCCTTTTTTATTAACTAAAAGCGTTTTAAAGTCTGCTCTTTTAAAAGGACATTGATTACAAATAGATAACCTTTGTTGCTGTACTTCTTTACTTACAATATCACTATCAAAGTTTTTAACAGCTCCAAACAATCTAGTTAACCACATGACCGTAAATATACTAAAAAGTTTTGTATTTAATAGTAAATCAACTTACTAACCAAATGAAGCTTGTGATTGTATGTTGGAAACCCTTACAGCTTCTCCTACGGTATCACTTGCCACATTTGTAACTTGGATAGCTCCTATTGAATTTGTTACGGCTCTAGTTATTCTATTTTCTAAATCAACCATATCAACAGAATTACCACCACTTGCAAAACCACCGTTAGCAAATCCTATTCCTAAGCTTGGTTGTGGTCTATTCATTCTCATAGATTCTAAAGCACTTACTAATTGTCCACCTTTTTGAGACTCTAGTACATTCTTAGGTACTACATATTCACCCTCATGAACAACACCAGCTTGCTTAAATCCAGTACCGTCAGCACTACCAAAACCATCACCAGTGTAACCCCCTTCAGCAAATGACTGAGAAGCTATAACCCCAGCTTGAACGGCAGACCTAGCAACGGCTAAACCTGCTAAAGCTGTGTTTTGAGCAGCACCAGCAGCACCAAAAGTAAAAGCATTTAATGGGTTACCTGCTGAATTAGCCGCTATACTTGCAATTTCTCTAGCTAAACTAATTGCAACCTGAGCAAGTTCTAATCTCTTTTGTCTTTGAAATGCTTTTCTCTCAATAGCTTTCTCTTTCTTTCTCAAAANTCCTCTTGAGATATTAAACCTTGTTGTAATCTAGCATCTAATGCAGATAGCTCTAATGTTTTTTGTCTTTCAAATCTCCTATTAGATACATCTACTAAAGCGTTTGCAGTCTGTTCAGCAATTGCTATAGTATCTTCTCTTACTTTTAATTCAAAAGCTTTCTTAGCTTCGTCTTGCTCTTTCTTCTTTTCAGCCTCTTTATTAGCTGTTTCTTCTGCATCTTCTGTTGCTTTTTGAGCATCTTCTTTAGCTCTAGCTCTATCTAAAGCTTTTCTTTGTGCCTCAAATTTAGCGTTTATAGATTTTTTAGCTTCATTCTTGGCTTCTTCAGTAGCCACAGTTAAATCTATCTCTCTAATAGCGTTTGCTTCTTGTATTTCTAACTTCTTATCTTCAGCATCTCTTTCATCATCAATACCTAATAATAAAATATCCTGTTTTAACTTCCTAACCTTTTCAGATAGTTTAATATCTTCAGCGGCAATCTTTTCATTAGCTTTCTGCTGCTTTTTCTTTTGCTCTGTAGTTAATTCAACAGCTTTAGCTTTTTTAGCTTCTGCTTTTGCTTCTGCTTCTGCAAACTCTGTAGCAGCTTTTGTTTGTTTCAATGCTTTCTCTTGCTCTCCTAACGCTTTAAAAAATTTTGTTTGAGCAATTACAATAGAAGTTAAATCATCTGCTAAATCATCGTTTTCATCTTTTCTAGCTTGATCTATTTGATCTTTTAACGAAAGTACATTTTTAGCTACTTCTGTTCTTTTTTTAACTATAGCATCAGCATTAGTTAAGTTATCCGCTAAAAACTTGTCTTGTGTCTTTAATAAGCTTAGTAAACCTTCCTCAAACTCACTACCTTCACCAGTAAGCCCTAAACTTATAGAACCAGTCTGTCCAACACTTCTTAACTTATTTATTTTAGTACTTGTTTCTGTTATTAAATTAAAGAAATCAGCAACTAAGTTTTTAGCACCTTTTAACCCTTCTTCAGTTCCTTCACCCATAGTAAGAATTAATCCTTCCCATGCTGAATCTAACCTTTTAGAAGCTCCTACCGCTGTATCACCTACAGTATCAGCCATTCTTTTAGCTTCTCCTTCACTATCTGAAAAAGCAGCTGTTAAGTCTTGTAATTGATCAGATTGGTCTGCAAATATCTGTAATGCTTTAGCCCCTCTATCTCCTACTAATTCTGTAGCTGTACCTAGTTTATTAGTAGAGTTAGCTACCATTCCCATAGCCTTCTCTAAACTTATTCCTTTCTTGTTAAGCTCAATAAAAACTCTGTTTAATTGTGTACCTGCAATACTACCAGTGATACCATTTTTAGCAAGTAAACCTAATTTAGCCGTAGTATCTTCAACACTCTCACCAACAGATTTAGCAGTAGGAGCTACTAACTTCATAGACTCTTGAAATCTGTTAATATCTAATGGTGTAGAAGTGAAACTTTCAGCCATTAAATCAACTATCTTTTGAGTTTCTGTAGCAGCTAACCCAAATCCATTAAGAGTAGAAGCAGCTACCTCAGCAGATTGGGCTAAGTCTGAACCTGTAGCAGTTGCTAATTGTAATGTAGCCTCTGAAGCTGCTAATATTTCAGCAGTACTAAAACCTAGTTTAGCAAACTCTTCTTGTAGCTTACCAACTTCTGTAGCTGTAAACTGCGAAAGCCTACCAAGTTCCTTAGCTGATTCTGTTAGTAGATCAACTTCTACACTAGTAGCTTTAGTTATCGCTGCTACCTTAGCCATTTGTAACTCAAAATCTTCAAGAGTTTTAATCCCACTTCTAACTATAGAAAACAACTCTTGAACAGCGAATAAACCTACAAAAGCACCGCTTATAGAGCTACCCAATCTACTAAAACTTTTACCTAATTTATCTGTAAAACTAGGTAATCCTATCATTTCGCTCCTAGTCTTGTTAAGCTGTGTTCTAGTGGCTTTTATTTCGTTATTAAGTTTAGCCCTTCTTCTAGCTTGGCTATCAGTTAATGTTCCAGACTTTCCAATTTCTTTGTTTAGCCTTTTTCTTTCCTCTGTTAACTCTTTAAGACCTTTTTCTAAACCTGCTAAATCTTGCTTTTGTTTAGAAGTTCCTTCTACTTTAATCTGTATTGCTAATACCTTATCTGACATATCTTATCTATAAACTGGTTCTAATAATCCTGTTACGGGATTCTCCCAAAAAACTTCTATTAAATTACTTCCATCCTCTACATAAATAGGCTCTGGGGACGGTGTTTGATTTCCGTTATCTATTATAGGGTTATTATTCCCTTGTTGCGTACCATCAATAGGAACGTTACCTAAGTCCTCAAACTTAAACAAGCTAACCTTTGTTAAACCTTCCGATATAGGGTTAAAATCTATAACGCTTTCTATAAAGTAATACCCCGAAACGTTACTAGGATTGCCTATATATATTAAACTTCTTAAATCTAAATTAGCTATATCTGTACTTGATAAATTAAAATAAGCAATAAGCCTACCACCTTCTTCAAGGTTCTTAAACATTTTAGAGTAATAATTAGAAAATAACCCGTCATCACCTGTAAAGCTTAAATTTTCAGGACTAATTGCATTATCATACGTCTCAAATATCCCATAAGGAATAGTTGCTGTTGATGTACCAAAGTTATTAATAAACCTATCTGTGGAGTCTACATTAGTTTGTACTCCATTCTCAAAAAAGTATATTCTAGGATTATAGTTATCTATTCTTTGAAGTGGCTGTGATGTTATATTTTCAGACCACATTCTAACAGTAACTATACTTTCTGTAGGGTCTAAAATATTATTATTTAAAGGAGTTACCTCATTAGCTCTTTCACTGTAAGAAGCACTAAACGTGTCTAGTCTTAATTCAGTTGTGCCCTCTCCAAATCTCTCTGGTAAAACATGGTTATAGTCTCCGTAAGTCCTCTTATTATTATCTTGCCAACCTTTTAACCATTCATCATTATTTAAGTCCTTATATCCAAACTTTATGTTTCTTTTATAACTAGAAACATAACCTATTTCATGTTTCTTATTTAAGTCTAATTTATTAGTCCAATCTGTAGCAGTAGTTTTACTTTTAAAAAATGAGTTTCTAGGCTCTAAATATATAGTCTTAGTTTTAACGTCAGTCCAATAATAAATATTAAACATTCTTGTAAAATCATTAATTACATCAATTAACTTATACTTATT